AAGAGCGTCAGGATTATGATAGTAGAGCTTATGAATTATTACAAAATTTGTTTCAGGAAGATAAAGCTAAAAGACCAGATATAAAGGATTGGGATTTTGATAGGTATTTAGCTAATCTTAAAGATTCGTATTTAGAAGAGAAGTTTATAAACTCTAAGGAAGGAGATCCTGATTTTTATGGCAAGGCAGGGGCAATGCTCCGTTCTGTCTATTCTGATGATGTGGGACAGCTAAAATTAAGTGCACGTAATTTTTCTTCTCAAATGACACCATATGAGGAGGGAGATGAATTCCGACCTTCAAAAAGAGATAGATCTAATATATCCATTAAAGCACCAGAAGCAGAACAATATTAATGCCAGATTGGTCTAAACCAGATACATTAGTAAGGGCTGCTGCAAAGAAGGTTGGACTTATAGATCTTCTTGGTGAGGATTTATATAGTATACTTGAGAGTGGTGAGGTCAAGAAAGATATGCCTTTTGGACTTAAATCTAGACTTGATTTTCGGAGACAAGATTTAAATTTTCAGAAAAAGTTTGGTGAAGACCTTATGTTTAATTTAGATATAAATAAAAGGGCTCCAGGTGGTTATAGGGATGTTCTTAGGTTGGGAGTGACAAAGAAGTTTTAATGGCAAATATTAATACACATAATGTATCTCAGGCAGAAGAAGAATTACAACTAGCATATAAAGATTTAATTGCTTTTGGAAAGTTATTCCTTCCGGATGACTTTGAAAGGTCAGAGACACCTTTCTTTCATTATGAAGTAGCAGACGCTTTACAGAATGAAGATCTTAGGCAGCTCGCAGTTATTTTACCCAGGGGTCACGGTAAGACTGTTCTTACTAAATGCAACATCCTGCATAACTTCTGTTTTACAAAAGAACCTTTGTTCTATGGATGGGTAGCTGCAAGCTCTAAGATCTCTGTACCAAACTTAGATTATATCAAGTATCATATTGAATATAACGATAAACTACGCTATTATTTTGGTGATTTAAAGGGAAGGAAATGGACTGAAGATGATATCGAACTTAAAAACGGTACGAAACTTATTTCTAAGAGTAATCTTTCTGGTATTCGTGGTGGTGCCAAACTTCATAAAAGGTATGATCTTATTGTACTGGATGATTTTGAAGACGAGAATAACACTATTACTCCTGAAAGCAGGGCAAAGATTTCCAATCTTGTTACAGCTGTTGTCTTCCCTGCCTTGGAACCGAAGACAGGACGACTCAGAATAAATGGTACGCCAGTACACTATGATAGCTTTATTCAAAAGATTTTAATTGGGCATGAGCAGGCTGTTAAGGAGGAGGAGGATTATTCTTGGCATGTAATAACGTATAAAGCTTTAATGGATGATGGTAATACTTTATGGCCTTCATGGTTTGGTCATAAAGAGATGGAAAGAAAAAAGAAGTTCTATTCAGACAGTGGTACACCACAGAAGTTCTATCAAGAATATATGATGGAGGTACAAAGTGAAGCAGATTCAATTTTTAATAGGGATCATATTAAGTATTGGGATGGCTCTTTTACTAAGGATGCTGATACTGAAGTTACATTCGTTATTCCTGATGGAGACGACCCTAAGCCCTGTAACATTTTTGTAGGAGTAGATCCAGCTACAGATAGTGCTAGGAGAAATACCGATTATAGTGTTATTATTGTGGTAGCGGTCACAGCAGATAATAATGTTTATGTTCTTGATTATGTTCGGAATAGGACCCTACCGGTACTTGGAGTGCCTGGAACTGATAACAAGGGAATAGTAGACTATATATTTGATTATGCTAAGTTTTATAAGCCTACATTATTTACGATTGAAGATACAAGTATGTCAAAACCTATATTTCAAGCTATACGTGCAGAGATGAGAAGGCGTAATGAATTCATTATACCTTTCAAAGAAGAGAAGCCTGGTAACAGAATGAGCAAAAGAGATCGTATTCAAGAAATTCTTGCTCAAAGATTTGCTGTAGGTCAAGTACATATAAAGAAAACACAATATGATCTGCACAGAGAAATTATGACTTTTGGGCCTAGAATGGCTCATGATGATACAATAGATGCTTTAGCTTATGCATGTAAGTATGCACATCCACCAACTGGATTACAAGAATCTAGAGATGGCTGGTATAAACAGAAGCCTAAAGCTAGAAGTTGGATAACAGCGTGATAGAATTTATCGTACTTTCCGTATTACTTAGTGCAGAGCCCAAGGCCGTAGAGGGGGCTTTATTCAATGAATATGATTATGTGTATGTAATAGAAGCAAGAAAACGTAATGGCAAAGGCCAAAGAGGTCGAAGAAGGGGTGGCAGTGGGTTGCGATAATGGCGGAACATATTAAAAAGACACTCTCAAAATTGTTGGCTGAGTGGCTAAAGAAAGACTTTGATTATTTGATAGATGAACCCACGCCTAATGATATAGAAAAAGCTTTAGAGGAGTGTGAAGAATAATGGGATTATTAGATTTTATAACTAGACCAATAGATCCGGAACAAGGTGGTAATCAAGATTACAATATTTTTTTGTCCGAACGTGGTGTTGGAAAGCAGAGTTGGGATTATGATTATACTGCTGCATATGAAGATTATAAAGAAACTGGAGTAGACCCATATGATACTAAGTCAAAACATTGGACTAGTAAATTTAAGCATCCATTATCTCCTGAGCGATATATTCAGGATAAGGAAAGTAGTAAATGGTTTGATACAATTGAAAACAAATTTGTAAATGAGGAAGCAGTAGCACAACAAGCAATAGAAAGGCTAGACTATTTGGAAAGTATGCCTTTAAATGGAAATAAAAAGAGATGACATGTTCCAAGCAGCACGTTGGTTAAACTTAATGGTGGGTATAATGAATATCTATTTATACACTCTTGGCGGTGGTTACCATCTTCTAGGAATAGCTATGCTCAATGTAGGGGCGTGGGCTTTTACCCGGGGAGTTCATAAATGAATTGTGCTATGGAATATATTATTCGGATTAATATTAATAGGGACTGCTAGGTATGGCGATTATATTACCACAGAATGTCCGCAGGCGAGGTACAGCTGTCCAAAAATTTGTGACGTAGATCACATTCACTTACCAATAGAGGGATGTAAGAATGGCAAAACAAAACAAGAAAGTAGACCAGATTCGACAATTATATCATCTAGCAGACAGCTCCACAAGGAGACAGTGGCAGCAAATAAATCAAAAAGGATATGAGTTTGCACATGATGAACAATTAGCAGGTAGTGAGAAGGATTCTCTAGAAGAACAGGGAATGCCTACTTTTACGATTAATCGTATACTTCCTGTTGTTGAGATGCTTAATTTCTATGCAACTGCTAATAATCCTAGATGGCAGGCTATAGGTACTGAGGGTAGTGATACTGATGTTGCTGCAGTTCTTTCTGATCTTGCCGATTATGTATGGTATAACTCTAATGGCTCTACACTTTATACTAATGCTGTAAATGATGCAGTAACCAAGGGAGTGGGCTATCTTCTTGTCACTATAGATAAGGATGCCGATAATGGTATGGGTGAGGTGGTTATACAACAACCAGAACCATTTGATATATTTATAGATCCTAAGTCTAGAGATATGTTATTTCGTGATGCAGCTTTTATTATGATTCGCAAGGTACTACCTAAGAATCATCTAATGAAAATCTTTCCTGACTTTAAACGTAAAATTGCTAATTCAAATAGTGATGACCAATCTCAAACTACATATTCAGCAAGATCTCTGGGTGATGGAGAGCAGAAGTTATTTACTTATAATGACGATGTAGATTCTGACCTAGCTATAACTGCCCAAGGAGAACAGGATCAACTGGTTGAATTCTTTGAAGTATATGAAAAGATAAAGATTTCTTACATAAATCTATTCTATCGGATACCACCAGATAAAGAGCAGCTAAAGGCTATAAAGCAACAAGCTGATGTGCAATTAAAAGAGATGCAAGCTGAAATGGAAGTAGAGTTGTTAGAGCAGCAGCAGCAAATGCAGGAAGCTGTACAGACTGGTGAAATGCTTCCAGAAAGATATGAACTTGAAATGAAGAAAGCTCAAGATATGATGACGCAGCAATTACAAGTTGCTGAACAGGAAATTATGAGTCAACTTCAGGCAGAAGCATCTAAGATAGAAAATAAGGTTGTTACTGAGAAAGAATTTAACATCTTGATAAAGGATCCTAAGATAGCTGAGAATGTAGTAGATCAAGTACAGTTCTACTCTACTCGTGTTAAGTTAACTTGTGTAGCTGGAGATAAGCTTTTATATGAGCAGACTATGCCTGATTCTGTTACAGAATATCCATTAGTTCCAATTCACTATAAATGGACAGGAACTCCATATCCAATATCAGCTGTATCACCACTTATTGGTAAACAGCAGGAAATAAATAAAGCACATCAGATTATGGTACATAATGCTTCATTAGGCTCTAGTCTTCGTTGGATGTATGAAGAAGGTTCTATTGATGCTGAAATATGGGAGAAGTACTCTTCTAGCCCTGGAGCTTTACTTCCAATTAGACCAGGAGTAGAAAGACCTACTCCAGTAATCCCAGCTCCTCTTGCCAGTGCTTTCTTTCAGATAGTTCAGGAAGGTAAGGGTGATATGGAGTATCTAGCTGGTATATATAGCTCTATGATGGGAGATAGTTCTCAAGCAGGAGAGACTTATCGTGGTATGTTGGCTTTAGATGAATATGGTACCAGACGTATAAAGCAATGGATGAGTACTTCTATTGAACCTGCTTTACGTCAATTAGGGACTATGGTGCTTCAGTTCTCACAATCAACATATACAGCCTATAAACGTTTTAGGCTAATTCAACCTTCCGCTATTCAAGAAGGAAGGAATCAAGAAGTTAATATCCCTATCTACAATGATATGGGTGAAGCTATTGGTAAATCAATGGATATCTCTACAGTTAAATATGATATTCGTATTATTCAAGGTTCCACATTGCCTGTTAATAGATGGGCATATTTAGAAGAATTAAAACAATTAATGAATCTTGGCGTAATAGATGATATAGCTGTACTTGCTGAAACTGATATTAAAAATAAGGAGAATATTGTTAAAAGGAAATCGCTTTATTCACAATTACAAGGACAAGTACAACAATTATCCGAAGCTATTAAGGATAAGGAAGGTACTATCGAAACACTTGAAAGACAGCTGGTACAAGCTGGTATCAAGCAAAAAGTAATGCAAGCCGATGTTGAGATCAATAAGAAGAAAGAAGAAGTTAAATCTCAGATGGGTAAGCAGTACGTAGAAACAGAGGGAAAACAGAAATTACTGCGTAATGTAATGGCTAATAATGTAGAGTCTCAGAAACAGCAAGCAGGCAATATGTTACAGTCCGCAAAAAATAGTTTGGAATCTAAAACTAAAGAATAATATATTACGCAATTGACTAGAACCAAAAAGGAGATATAAGATGGAAGAAACAAAAGGTAACTCTGAGATCGGAATGCAAGCAGATTCTTTTGAAGAAGCTGAAGTACAGGCCGATCCAGACTCCTCAGGATTTTTCGATCAGCTCGAGAATGAAGTTAATGGTAGTATAATAGACACTGAGGTAACCCAAAATCAAACAAGTGGCTCCGAACAGGTAACCCACGTACAACACGATGCTGGCTCCGATAACGTGAAACAGTCTTCAGATGACAGCACAGACTGGAAAAAGAGATACGAAGATAGTAGTAGAGAAGCTGTCCGCTTATCAGAACAATACAAATCGGTTGAACCGTTTGTACCAGTTCTAGAAGCGATGAAGAACGATAGTGGATTAGTAGATCATGTTAGAAATTATTTGGTGAATGGTGGACAACCAGAAAAGTCAATTCAAGAGAATCTTGGTCTTGAAGAAGATTTTATGTTTGACCAGCAGGAAGCAATGACAGATCCTGATTCTGATAGTGCTAAATTAATGAATGCTCATGTAGATAGGATGGTTCAAGGCAGGGTTGGACAGATGATTAATGCTGAAAAGCAAAGATCACAACAAATCCAACAAGCTAATGCTAGAACTACTGAAGAACATGCATTTAGAGAAAAGCATAAAATGTCAGATAAAGATTTTGAAACATTTAAAGCGAAGGCTCAAGAGCATGTAATGACATTAGATGATGTTAATTACTTGTTAAATCGTGGCCAGAACAATGAGAATGTAGCAAACTCTGCAAAGAAGGATATGTTAAACCAAATGAAGAATGTTAGAAACATGCCTACCTCCGCATCGGGAGCAAACAATCAAGACCCAGGAAGATCAGAGTCAGACGAAGTG